GCTCAGATGAAGATGCAGCTTGAGCAAATGAAAGCTGAAGCGCAACACGCTCTACAGAGCGACAACCAAGACCTCAAGGAACAGCAGTTTAAGTTCAAGCAGTTTATCGATTCAAGCGAACTGGAAATCCTGAAGACTGCTGATGATCTGAGAGGAATAGCATCCCCAACGGGATAAGGAGAACAAAGTGCAGACCAATGAAGAAGAGCAAATGATCAACCGTGGTGAAAACGCTGAGGTACTGCTTGGTACTGAGGCTTTCACGCTGACGATCAATAGTATGGTGGATGCCACCTTCCAAGCCTTCTGTAACACAAAACCAGAAGAACCAGAGGCTAGGGAACGTGCCTACAGCCATTACAGAGCTTTGGTAGATATCGTTTCGACCTTGCAGCAGCAAGTATCGGTGAAGAACGAAATCAACGCAAAGAATGAACGTGACAACAACGAAGAGGTTGAATAGCACCATGTCTAACGTGCAGGAAGTCAACACCTTGAACGAGGGTATGCCCCTCGACACCGAAGACGCCATTCTCGCAAAGTGGGAGGACGCTGAAAAGCCATCCGAAGACGAGGCAGAGGCAACTCAGGATGATCCAGAAGTAGAGACAGAGGATGATCAGGAGCAAGAGATAGTCGAAACAGAAGATCTTGATGAGGAAGAAACAGACCCTGATGATGATGAAACTGAAGACGATGATGACAATGATGCAGACGAAGATGACGAAGTGGAACAAGAGACCACAGAGATATCTGACGATGCTGAAGTGGAAGTCACTGTCGATGGTGAATCAAAGATGGTATCTGTGGCGAACCTTAAAAGATTGGCTGGTCAAGAAGCTAGTCTCACACAGAAGTCTCAGCTTGTCGCTTCCCAGCGAAAAGAAGCTGATGCAGCTATCGAAAAGAACCACCTTGTCTTTCAGAAGATGCTGGAGAAGGCGCAAGAACGCTTCAAGCCGTATAGTGAAGTTGACATGCTCGTTGCCAGCAAAACTATGGAAACAGAGGACTTCGCTCAACTGAGGAAAGAAGCTCAAGACGCTTACAATGACTTGAAGTTTCTTCAAGAAGAAGCGGATGCCTTCTACAAGGAAGTCAAAGAGAACACAGAACGTGCCCAGCAGGACGCTGCAAAAGAGTGCGTAAAGGTTCTTCAGACAGAGATGCCTGATTGGAGCAATAAGCTCTATGACGATATTCGGGCTTACGCAGTCCAGCAAGGACTACCTAGAGAACAAGTTGATCAGTATGTGGACCCCAACGTGATCGTGTTGATCAATAAGGCCCGACTGTATGACGAAGGCAAAAAGGTAGCTCTGGTCAAGAAAAAGACTGTAGCCAAGAACAAGGTTCTTAGATCCAAGAAATCTCCAGACCAAAAGACATCAACTAAAGCCAAAGCAGAAAGAGCTAGGCAGAAGATGGTCGCTAATGGCGCAAGAGACTTGGACGATATCGCTGACGCAATCTTAGGAAACTGGGGAGTATCGTAAAAAACCACTTAGCCAAATGAGAAGGGAAAACCCCCACTATGGCAATCTACAAAACCTATGAACAAATCGGTCTAGCCGAGGACGTTTCAAACATCATCAGTGACATCACGCCCACTGATACGCCCATGTACAGCATGATCAAGACCGAAAAGGTCCATGCTCGTCAGTTTAGTTACCAGACAGATACTCTTGCTTCTGCTGCGTCAAACGCACAGCTCGAGGGCTTCACCGCATCTGCTGGTACAGCCATCCCAACGGTAATGATCAACGGGAACACTCAGATCCTCCAAAAGACTTTTCAAGTTTCAGCCACGGCTGATTCTGTCAAGGCTTACGGCAGAGCCAAGGAGACTGCGTATCAACTGTCTAAGGCATTGAAAGAAATCAAGAAAGACGTAGAACACGCCTTTGTTGGTGCTTCAAATGCAACAGTAGCTGGTAACGCAACTACAGCCCGTGAGATGGCTTCTGCTGATCAACTGATCGATTCATCAGTTTCAACAGATGCAGGATCGGGCTCAACAGACGCACTTACAGAAGCAAAGCTGCTTGTAAACATGCAAGCTGTCTATGAAGCTGGCGGTGAGCCAAACATCCTTATGGTAAAGCCAGCAGACTCCTTGATCATTGCAGGGTTTACTGGTGCTTCTGGACGTACCCGTGACTTCAATGATGGTACTACCACATTGACCAATGCGGTGAACTTGTATGTTTCTCCGTTTGGTGAGTACAAGGTGGTCCTTAACCGCCACCAGATGTCCACACATGCGTTCCTCTTGGACCCATCGATGTGGCGTACTGCTGTACTTCGTCCTTTCGCACGGACACTCCTTGCAAAGACAGGCGACTCCGACACCCACATGGTTGTTGGTGAAATGAGCCTGATGCACAAGAACCCGAAAGGCTCTGGTCAGATTACTGGTCTTAGCTAAGTCGGACTGAGTTGGCGTGAGGGGATAACGGGGGCTTTTGCTCTCCTTACCCCCGCCCCTCACCCACTTCCTCAAGGAGATACAAGTGAATAAGAAAATAGACCTAGTTGGAGTCAACAATGACTTCAGCGAAGAGGCTGACAGTCTCGTTAGAACGGACAGCCAGCACATCAGCCAATCCTTCCTAGATGATCTCAAAGATAAACGGAACGAAAGCACCAACCAAGTGGAAGGTGAGTTTCAGCATGTAGCAAGCATACCAGTAATCTTTGTCGAGAAATGGAAGAAGGAAGGCTTCGACATCATGGACGGCTCTATTCCCTTAAAAGAGATCGTGAAGAAGCTGAAGGCTGAAAACCTAGATGGATTCATGGCAACAGAAAAGAGTGTTTGATGGGTTATTCAGGTCCAAAGAAGTTTAGCAAGAAAGTTGGCAACAAGACCGTCAGATACGGTGCAAAAGGCTACAAAGTCAAAGCCGGAACCAATGCTGGTGACAACTATTGCACCCGTTCCAACGGACAAATGAAGAAACACCCAAAAGCAGCCAAAGACCCTAACTCACCGCTGAGGCTTTCACGCAAGAAGTGGAAATGCGTCGGCAACAAAAGCAAAAGGAGCAAAGCATGACACCGTGCAAAACATGCCCTCACAAAATGAAATGTAGGAAGGCAGGAAAGTGCCTTGGCAAGCATAAGAAACCAACCAGAAGGGGCTACTGATCATGGCTAGACGAGGCTTATATGCCAACATCCACGCGAAGAAGAAACGGATCGCGGCTGGTTCGGGTGAGAAGATGCGGCGGGTTGGAACCAAAGGTGCGCCCACGGCTGCTAACTTTCGCAAGGCAGCAAAGACAGCGAAAAAGAAAAAGACAGGGGCTTAGTCAATGAACTACGGCGATATCAAAAGTCATTTCGCTGACCTCCTCAACAGGTCAGACCTCACCGCAACCCTAACAACACGGTTTATCGACCAAGGTATCGCCCGTATCCAAAGACAGCTTCGTGTTCCAGCTAATGAGAAGTTGCAGACCTACACTATTACTAGCAGGACTGCATCACTAACTTTACCAACCGACTTCCTAGAGATCGTAAGTCTCTACCATACGACCAACGAACTTGAGCGTGTGTCGATGCGGCGGTTCAGAGAGCTTAGTGGTAGCACTTATGCGGGTGTTCCAATGTTCTTTGCAAGACAGCAGGAGAAGCTGTTTTTATACCCAGAACCTACAGATGGTAACTTGGTTCTTTATTACTACGGTGAGTTTGACGCGATGTCAGCCGATAGTGACGAGAACATACTAGCCAAAGTAGCTCCTGATCTCATCATCTACGGCGCATTAACCTATGCCGCCGATTATTACCTAGACACAAGAACAGAACTGTTCGAGCAGAAGTTCAATCAGTTTATGGCTGAGATCCAAGAACAAGCAAACGATCAAGAGTTGCAAGGCGGGACACAAGCAATCCTTCCAGCATACAGATATCAGGAGGGGGTTTATGAGTAAATCAGGCTTCTTTAACAATAGTGGCACAAGCTCAACTGTAGAGAACACAATTCAAGGCTCCGTAGACGCAGCAGCAGCTTCAGCCACAGCAGCGGCGTCTTCAGAAACAGACGCACAAACTGCACAGGCTGCATCCGAAGCTGCCCGTGACGCCTCACAGACTGCTCAAACAGCCAGTGAGACAGCCAAGACTGCATCTGAAGCTGCGAGAGATGCAGCCCAAGTAAGCCAGAACGCAGCGGCAACATCAGCCGCAGCCGCATTAGTAAGTCAGAACGCAGCGGCATCC